GAGCAAACAATGTCTACGCTCACATCCAAGATTTAACGCATGGTGGTAAGCAAAAGACTGAGCGAATCCTCTGGGCATTACAAGGAAGATTCGAGCATGGTAAAGTAATACTGAACGAAGAAGAAGATTGGGGGCAATTCACTGATCAGCTTCTGATGTTCCCTACTCCACAGGTGCATGACGACTTAGTGGACGCATTAGCGTATGTTGACCAGTTAGCTGTAACGTCATACTTTACAGATGATTTGGAAGACGAATATGAACCTTCTGACTTTATATCGGGATACTGATGAGCATAACTGGTAGCTTATTTAGGATGGTAGCTCCTGGGTTAGTAGATAACCTAGAGGCACAAGGACTCTTCAAAGGAGGAGCTAAAGCAACACCTAGTCTCGTTCCTGAGATGTTTATTGGACGTGAAGGTATTACTAACTTAGGAGAAGCTGGAGCAATTGATGCCGATGCTGCTCAAAAAACACTTGCTGCTGCAGAAAAAGACTGGTTTAGACTACCAGCAGAAAAGTGGAATGAGATGTATGGAGAGCAAGGATTTGGATTTGATCCTGTAGCAAACAAAGCAATGCTAGAGATCAGCGACAAGAATGTTGATCTACGTCGTGGTGTAGACCTAAACAAAATCCCTGAGAATGAGATCTTAGCATTCGATGAAGTATTCAAAGCAGATACGCTAAAGAAGGCTTATCCAGACATCGGTGATGTTACTGTAAGCTTTATCGATGATCCTGTCTCTTCTCGCTTAGCAGCCTATGCTCCTGAGCAGAACATGATTCTATTTAATCGTCAGCATCCTGATTGGAAAAATTCAGATACCCCAGTTAGAGTAGCTTTACACGAAATACAACACTTCGTGCAAGGTAAAGAACTATTTACACAAGGTGAGAGCTTTACTAGTGTTCTTAATCAAAATCAATTATACACAGACGCTCAAGCTGCTTTAGGATTAATGGTAGCTAAATCTCCAACAGATTCTGTAGCGTTTGCTAAACAGTTTAAAAATCTAGGCTTTACTCCAGATCAAGTCTCTGAAGCAATCGCTGGACTTACTAAACAAGACGGTTTGTCTTCTCGTCGTTCTTTGGAGCAAGCATTCCGTAGTAAAGAACTAGCTGATAAGTTTATTACTAGGGCTGAGAAGTTTCCTCGACTAAGCGGTGCTATCGAAGCTAAAGATATTTCTACTGCTGCGTATCTAAAATCAGTATCAGACTACATGAAAGTAGCTGGAGAAGTATTCGCTCGTCAAACTGAGCAGCGTCGTGATATGTCAGCATATCAACGCAGTGCAAATCCTGTTATGAGAGCAATTGAGACTGATCCAGCAAACATAGCAGCAGGTGTTACAATCGATAACATGACTGCTTCACGTGCTGCAGGATCTCAGGATGCGTACATCGTACCTGAATGGAGTCTTAAAGAACAGACTAAACAAGAAAGAGAACAAGGATTTGGACGTAAATTAAATAATCCAATTCGACTACAAGATGGAAGTAGACTTTCTGGTTTTACCAGCGATTCACAAGAAGTGTTCTACGGATACGATAAAAACGGAGAAGTGTTTTCAATTCGAAAAGAGTTTGTTAAACCTGAAGATATTGTAGGTTCTAGAGATTCAAACAAAACAGCAGATAGGATTAGAAGTCGGTTAATCGAGCTACAAAAACCAACAGATTTTGCTGATCCGTTTGCTATGCAAGTACCACAATCCACCATCCCTGAAGGAATGTAAGAATGGCTGAATTTAAAGAAGACCCAGTAACAGAATACGACCGTGAGCTAGTAGCTTTCGTTGTTGACCACACTACTCGATGGAGAGACCATCGTGATGTAAACTATCTAGACAAGTGGGAAGAGTATGAAAGATTATGGCGAGGGATCTGGGATGGAGTCGACAAGACACGTGAGTCCGAGAGATCTCGTATTGTTACTCCAGCACTCCAGCAAGCTATCGAATCGAAACAAGCTGAAATATCTGAAGCTGTTTTTGGTCGTGGCGAGTTCTTTGATATTGTTGATGATCGTCAAGATCCTACTAAAGAAGATATCGCTTTAGTTCGTCAACAGATGCACGAGGACTTTAAGTTCTCGAAGGTTAAGAAAGCATTAGATGATGTTATTCTCTTAGGAGAGCTCTACGGTACAGGTATCGGAGAGATTACCGTAGAAGAGAAGACTGTAATGATTCCTGCTACTCAGCCTATCCCTGGCACTAGCATGGCAGCTATTGGTGTACAAGAGCAGAAGAAGTTCATGGTTCAGCTCAACCCAATCAATCCTCGTAACTTCCTCATCGATCCTAACGCTCGTGATGTAGAGTCTTCCCTCGGTGTAGCCATTGAGGAGTACATGCCCTACCACAAGATCGTTCAAGGCATGGTTGATGGTACATATCGTAAAGTAGGAATCACTCCTAGCTACAACGACATGGACTTAGAACCTGTCCAAGAGATGTCTCCTAAGCAGGACGACAAGGTACGAGTAATTCGTTACTATGGTCTTGTTCCTAAGGAGTACCTCACTGAACTTCAGAAGAAAGACGGAGAAGAAGTTGTAGATCTTTTCCCTGAAGGTTCAATGGCTGAAGACTACGAAGACATGATCGAAGCTATTGTTGTCATCGCTGATGATCAGTGGCTCTTAAAAGCTGAAGAGAATCCTTACATGATGAAGGATCGTCCTATTGTTGCTTATCAAGCTGATTCCATGCCTGGTCGTTTCTGGGGTCGTGGTACTGCTGAGAAGGGCTACAATATGCAGAAAGCTATTGACGCTCAAATTAGAGCTCACCTCGATAGCCTTGCTTTGACCACTGCTCCGATGATGGCAATGGACGCTACACGTCTACCACGTGGTGCTAAGTACGAAGTGCGTCCAGGTAAGAACCTCTTAGTCAACGGTAATCCTAACGAGATCATGATGCCGTTCAAGTTTGGTACGACTGATCCTCAAAACTTCCAGACTGCTCAGAATTTCCAAGCAATGCTCCTCCAAGCAACAGGAACAATTGATAGTACAGCGATGCCTGACAAGGTAGCTGCTGGGGAAGCTTCAGGTGCTGGTCTTTCTATGGCTCTCTCAGGCTTAATGAAGAAGAATAAGCGTACCTTGATTAACTTCCAAGAGGACTTCTTAATCCCATTCATCACCAAATCTGCCTACAGATTCATGCAGTTTGACCCAGATCGCTATCCAGTTAAGGATTTTGTATTCTTACCTGTATCTACTCTAGGAATGGTAGCTCGTGAATACGAACAACAGCAGATGATGGGTTTAATGTCTACCTTAGGAGCAGAATCTCCTATCGTTCCTCTGCTATTACAGGGTGTAATCCAGGGTTCAAGCATCTCTAACCGTGAAGAAATCGTAGCAAGCCTCCAACAAATGAGTCAACCTGACCCAATTCAGCAGCAAATCCAGCAGATTACCCTAGCTACTGCTCAGGCTACCCTACAGAAGACCCAAGCTGAGGCTGCTAAAGCCATGGCTGAGGCTCAGAAGGCTGGAGCTCAGGCTCAGGCAATCCCTGTAGAAACCCAAATCAAGGCTGTAGAGGCTGCAAACAAGCCACAGGGTGCTGATCCCTTCGATAAGGTGGAAAAAATCGCTAAATTAGCCCTAAAAGAGGCTGATATTAACTCCAACGAGCGTATTGCTATGTTACAAACTGCTACAAAAATGCAATAACTCTTGACAAATTGTAACTTTTATGGTATAATATTAGCATATACTAACACAATAAACTCTCCTTGTCAAGGAAAAAGAGTATGAACAGAGAATTACAGGATTATTACGAAGAACGCTTCTCAATGATGGCTTCCAAAGGGTGGCAGGATTTGATTGAAGACATAGATTTAATGCTTAGTAGTACCGATACCATTAAAGGTGTGGATACTGAGCAGCAGCTCTGGTTTAGAAAGGGAGAAGTCTCTATCATGACCTGGCTAAAGAATTTAAGAGAGTCAAGCACCGAAGTCTACGAGCAGCTTCAGAAAGAGGAAGACAATGCCGAGACGGATGTTTGACTTTGAATGTAAGAATTCACATATCACTGAGTCCTTCGTCGATATAGACACAAAAGAAGTTCAGTGTGGTGAGTGTGGCGAGGTAGCTACTCGCATTCTTTCCTCTCCTAGGTTGGGTTTAGACCCAGTTTGTGGAGATTTCCCTAGTGCTACGGCACGATGGTCAAAGATGAGAGCTGAGAAGCTGGCATTGGAAAGAAAAACAAAAGCTAATCACGGCTCGTAAATGGACTCTTGACCACCGAGCTATTTTTTAAATGTCCTAAAATCGCATTGCGACAGGAGAATATACATGGCTGCAAATTTTATCGAACTGCCCGAAGTAGATGTTAACGAGAAGTACACTGATCCAACTAAAGACCAGGAAGTACCTCCAGACGCTGTAGAACAAACTACAGCAGAACCTGAAGAGGCTGCTCCTCAACCAGAACTACCTGAGAAGTATCGTAATAAATCTCTTGATGAGATTATTAGGATGCACCAAGAAGCCGAGAAGTTAATCGGACGACAGGCACAAGAGGTTGGAGAAGTACGCAAGTTAGCTGATTCGCTTCTAAAGCAACAACTCGAAACGAAGCACGACTCACAGCCAAGTAAAGCACAAGAGATTGATTGGTATGAAGACCCTGCTAAGGCAGTAAATCAGGCAGTAGCGAATAACCCAATCTTAAAGCAATTGCAAGAACAACAGGCTCAACAAGCCCAGATGGTTGCATTGCAGACGATTGAGAAAGCTCATCCTGATTATTTAAGTGTGGCACAATCTGATGACTTTGCTTCTTGGATTCAAGGATCAAAGGTACGGATGGAATTATTTGCTAAGGCAAACAACTACGATGTAGATTCAGCATTAGAATTGCTAGAGACTTACAAGTCAATACGCAACGTCAAACAACAAAAAGCAGAAGCTACTAAAGCTGCTGACGAATCGCTGAAGAAGGTCGATGAAGAGAACCGAAGCAAAGCACTTAAGACTGCAGCCGTCCAACAAGGCGGTACTGGAGAGTCAACAAAACCTGTTTATCGTCGTGCAGATCTTATTCGCTTAAGAATGCAAGACCCAGCTCGATACGAAAGCATGGCAGATGAAATTCTGGCAGCTTACGCAGAAGGTAGGGTTAAATAAACTTTAATTCATTTAGGAGATTTTAAAAATGGCTTTAACAACTGCAACATATCCTGGTAGTTCTACTACCATTGTCAACAATACCAATGCTGACAAATTCATTCCAGAAATCTGGAGTGACGAAGTACTAGCTGCTTATCAGAAAAACCTAGTATTGGCTAACCTCGTTAATAAAATGACGATGCGTGGTAAGAAGGGCGATACTCTTCATATTCCTAAGCCAACTCGTGGTGCTGCTAATGCTAAGTTAGCTAACACTGTTGTAAACATTCAAGCTGATACCGAGAACGAAGTACAAGTCGTTATCAACAAGCACTTCGAATACTCACGTTTCATCGAGGACATCGTCGAAGTTCAAGCTTTGGCTTCTTTACGTCGCTTCTACACCGAAGATGCTGGTTACGCTTTGGCTAAGAAGGTTGACGACGAGCTCTTCCAATTGGGTCAAACCTTTGGTGACGGTTCTTCTGACTGGACTCATAGCAACAGCTACTACATCGACGCTTCTACTGGTTTAACAGCTTATGCTGATGACACCGTAGTTCCTGCTGACGTATTCACTGACGCTGGTTTCCGTGCTTTGATCAAGCTCATGGATGACGCTGATGTTCCAATGGATGGTCGCTTCTTTGTTGTTCCTCCATCTGTTCGTTCAGCAATCATGGGTACTGATCGTTACAACAGCTCTGACTTCGTTGATGGTCGTGGTGTTCAGAACGGTCAAATCGGTAGCCTCTATGGTATCGACATCTACGTTTCGAGCAACTGCCCTGTTATCGAGACTGATGCTCAAAACACTGCAACTGCTGGTGGCGACATCAAAGCTGCTATCCTTGCTCATACAGATGCAATGGTATTGGCTGAGCAGATGGCTGTTCGTTCACAGACTCAGTACAAACAAGAGTATCTGTCTACGCTCTACACTGCCGACACATTGTTTGGTGTGAAGACTGTACGTCCAGAAGCTGGTTTCGTACTCGCTGTAAACGCTTAATAGTAGTTCTCAGACTCTCCAGTTTCGGCTGGAGAGTTTTTCTTTAAGTGCATTCGCTGAGTGTATTTAAACAAATAAGGAGATAGATCTTGGCAATTTATCGTGGTGCAGGTGGAGCAGGTGATGCTACTCAAGACGCTGCAAGTGAAGTACTCTTAGCACTCCAGGCTAAAGATGCTGCAATCGCTGCACAGGCTGCTGCAGAGGCAGCACAGGTAGCTGCTGAGACAGCAGAGACTAACGCTGAAACTGCAGAAACTAATGCAGAGACAGCAGAAACAAATGCAGAGACTGCTGCTACTAACGCTGCTAGTTCTGCTAGTGCTGCTTCAACATCTGCAAGTAACGCTTCTACATCAGCTACGAATGCAAGCAACAGTGCTTCTGCAGCGTCTACCTCTGCAACTAATGCTGCTTCGTCTGCTTCGGCAGCAAGCACATCTGCGTCTAACGCAGCCAGTTCAGCCAGCAGTGCTTCTACTTCTGCGTCTACTGCTACAACCCAAGCAACAAATGCTGCTAATAGTGCTACTGCTGCAGCGACTTCTGCAACGAATGCAAGTAATAGTGCTTCCGCAGCATCGACTTCAGCGACTAACGCAGCAGCTTCGGCTACATCAGCTTCAGGAAGTGCTAGTACAGCTACAACACAAGCAACTAACGCAGCATCGTCTGCCTCTGCAGCCAGCACTTCAGCTAGTAACGCAGCTTCTTCAGCATCTGCAGCATCTACTTCTGCAAGCAATGCAGCTACTTCAGCGACTAACGCTAGTAACTCTGCATCGTCTGCTTCGACTTCTGCAACGAATGCTTCTAATTCAGCTTCCTCTGCTGCTACTTCAGCGACTGCAGCGTCTAACGCTCAAACTGCTGCTGAGACAGCAAGAGATCAAACCTTAACTGCATACGATAATTTTGATGATCGTTACTTAGGAGCTAAGACTTCTAATCCAACATTAGATAATGACGGAAATGCTTTAATCGCTGGTGCGTTATACTTCAACAGCACTGACGGAGCAATGCGTGTTTATACTGGTTCTGTTTGGGTTGATGCCTACGCTGCTGGTACTAGCTTCTTAGCAAAAGCAAATAACCTTTCGGATTTACAGTCTGTTTCTACAGCAAGAACTAATCTTGGTTTAGTAGCTTCTGCTACGACTGATACAACCAATGCTTCTAATATCTCTAGCGGTACTTTAGGTGCAGCAAGACTTCCTGCATTCTCTGGCGATGCTTCTAGTACTGCTGGTACAAGTTCTTTAACACTTGCTACAGTTAACAGCAACACAGGTTCTTTTGGATCGTCTACTGCTGTACCTGTCATAACAGTTAATGGTAAGGGTTTAATTACTGCTGTATCAACTGCTGCAGTATCTGGCTCAATATCAGTTACTGGCGGTGATCTAACAATGTCAGGTAATACTGGAACTGCAATTACTAATGCTACACTCGCTACGGTAAACAGTAATACTGGTTCATTTGGTAGTTCTACTGCAATCCCAGTGATTACAGTCAATGGTAAAGGTTTAATCACTGCAGTCAGTACTTCTTCTGTCCAAGGAGGAGCATCACTAAGTAATGATACTAGTACTGCTAGTGATTTATATCCAATGTTTGCTGCTGCAACAAGCGGAACTCCTACAACTGTTTATACCAGTAACGCTAAGTTACTTTACAAGCCAAGCACTGGAGAACTAAAGGCTTCTCAACTTGTAGCTACTAACGGTATCGTAGTAAACAATATGACTATTGCAGCAAACTATACAATTCCTAGCGGTTATTCTGCTAGTTCTGTTGGTGCAGTAACGATTGCAAGTGGTGTAACTGTTACAGTACCTAGCGGTAGTCGCTGGGTTGTTTTATAAGGATAATCATGTCAATTGTATTATTAGGTTCAACATCAGGTAGCTGTACGCTTCAAGAACAAGCGGTGGCTGGTAATACTATTTTGACATTACCGACTACAAGCGGAACGCTGATCACCACAGGCTCTAGCGGTCAGTCTATTCCAAGGGCTGCTTTACCTGCTGGTTCTGTGTTGCAAGTGGTTTCTGCTACTTATGCATCAGAATCAACCACTAACAGCAGCACTTTTCAATCAACTGGATTAACAGCTTCAATAACACCAACAAGCTCATCTAGTAAAATTTATATAGTTGCTTCTTTCCTTACCTACACAACTGGTGCTGGTAGATACACTATTTATAGAAATTCTTCTAATGTGGTAGCAGCAGCATTAGGTCAAAATAGCACTAGTGCTGGAGATGACACGATTACTATTAGTTACTTAGATTCCCCAGCTACAACTTCTTCAACTACCTATACTGTTTATATGAGAGCTATTTCAGGAAATGTATATATAGCAGTAAATAGCTTAACTTGTGTAATTACTCTAATGGAGATTGCAGCATGAGAATAACAGAAGCTATATATGCTCTTAATCCATCTGTAGTAACCATTCGTGGCGATGTCGCTTATGATGCAGACGGCAATGAAGTTGCATACGATAAAGCCGCAGTTCAGGCTTATGTAGATGCTCATACTTATATTGCTAAACGAGCAGCAGAATACCCACCTATTACAGATTACATCGATGGTGTAGTAAAGGGAAATCAAGCACAGATTGATAAATACATTGCTGACTGCTTGGCGGTTAAGGCGAAGTATCCAAAAGGAGTAGCATAATGCCAAGCATCATAAATGCCACCACAACTAGCGGTCTTACAACAAGTGCTGACAATTCAGGCTCATTACAACTAGCTTCTAATAACGGCACGACTGCTGTAACGATCGATACTTCACAGAATGTGGGAATTGGTACTACTAGTCCTGCATATAAGCTAGATGTATCTGGAGGACATTGCAGAATTCGTGGCGCACAAGCTCAGTTTTGGTCAAATAGCGACAATACAAACTTTGTTGCTGTATATAACGGTGGTTCATCTGGTGCAAGTTCTGGTCAAATGATTTTTGAAACAAATGGCACAGAACGGATGCGTATTAGTTCTGATGGCGATGTTTGTATTGGTACTACCACTCCTGTAGCGTTTTCAAACTATGCTTCCCTTACTATAAATGACACAACAGGCGGTCTTATAGCATTAAACAGTAGCGGAACAAACAAGTTTCAAATGTATGTGAATGGTTCTTCGACAGTTTTGGCTACTACTGCGGCAGAACCTATGGTATTTCAAACCAACAACTCAGAACGAATGCGTATTGACTCTAGTGGTAGTGTCTGTATTGGAAGAACATCTGCTTTAGGCGGTGCTGGAGAGTTACTTCATGTTAGGACTATTGATGGAGGTTCTAGAGCTATTGCAGTTGGAAACTCATCAGGAACATCACTTACTGGATGTATTAACTTTCACAACGGTAATGGTGTAGTTGGTGCTATTCTTACTGGTGGAACATCTACAACATACTCCACATCATCTGACTATCGTCTTAAAGAAAATATTGTACCAATGACAGATGCTTTGGCGACTGTATCTAAACTAAAACCTGTTTCTTATACATGGAAATCTGATGGCTCTGCTGGTCAGGGCTTTATTGCTCATGAATTACAGGAAGTTGTACCTGACGCTGTTGCTGGAGAAAAAGACGCTGTTAATGAAGATGGCTCAATCAACCCACAAGGCATCGACACTTCGTTTCTAGTAGCTACTTTGACCGCAGCTATTCAAGAACTCAAAGCAGAAGTAGATTCTTTAAAAGCCCAACTTAATAATACTAATTAAATATCATGGCAGACATCGATCCAGTAGAATACGGCAAGCTAGTACAAGCTGTTGAGAACTTAGAATCCAAAGTCAGTACAATGGAGTATGACATCAAGAAACTTGTTGCAATGGCTGAACGCTCTAAAGGATCGTTGTGGGCTATCATGGGAGCTGCCTCAGTCTTTGGTGGTTTTGTAACTTGGATTGCTGACTTGGTATTTAAGAAATGAGTAGACCCCATTCTGTAGGTAAAGACTTAGTAGCGAATACTAAGACTG